TATTGCACCACTTAATCAAATCAAAGTCCTTTCATACAAAGAAAAGAATGAATGGACACTTGAAACCAAATACAATATTGGTAAGAAGGGAAAACCGCAGGAAGAAGAATAATTTATTTTATTTTATAAAAAATGAACATTGCAATAATAGGTAAAGGAACATCTTCCATAATAACTTGTTTAGTTCTTTTGCAAAAAAATCATGATTTAACAATATTTTACGATCCATGTGTGTCTCCAATTAATGTTGGGGAATCGACTACTCCACATATACAAGAATTACTTCATAAAACACTTGGTATAAGCATTCATGAATTGGTTGATAATGGAATTTTTTCGTATAAAACAGGAATAAATTTTATTAATTGGGGTTGTGGTAATAATTTCCATCATAATTTTTCTGGTAGCAAAATAGCCAATCATTTTGAAACAAGACCATTTAATGATTTTATTCACGATTATCTTGAAAAAAATAAAATAGTCAAATATATTCCGAAACGTGTAAATAAAATACTTTTAACTGATTGTGGTGTGCTTATAAACAATAAAAATTTTGATTTTGTAATCAATTGTGCTGGTTGGGAAGATGATGATAATTATATTCTTCCTATTTTTTCATCAGTAAATTCTGCAAAATTGTTTATTGATGAATTTGAATATGATAATTTTCATACGTTACATTTAGCAACTGAAGATGGGTGGCAGTTTGGATTACCATTTCCAAAACAAAATATATTTAAATGTGGTTATCTTTATGATAAGAATTTAATTTCTAGTGAAGATATTGATAAAAAAATAAAAAAGAAAATATATGGAAATTTTTCTTGGACTCCTAGATATTCTAAACATCTTATAAAAAATCCATTTGTTGCTTTAAATGGCAATAGATTATTTTTTATAGAACCATTACAATCTTTAAGTTTATACTATACTTATGTTTTTGCAAATTTAATTTCGGATTATCTTGATGACATAAATGATCAAAAGTTTGACGAAATTAATTATCGTTACATTTTTGAAATGTGGGCATATCAAATTTCATTGGCATATCATTATCAATATGGATCAATTTATGACACTAAATTTTGGCAGCAAAGTAAAAATAATGCTTTAAATATTATTAAAAGTTCTTTTTGTGGAAATGATCAAGTTTTTAAAATGAATATAGAAAGAGATTTGAGATATGATCGAGGATATTCTAGGATAGGTTGTTTTGAAATATCTGATATAAAACAAATTCACTATGGGATGTTGGGTGAAAAAATAATATAATTGATATAGGTAGTGATATCACTACCTATATTTTTTCGTTTCTTTTATAATTAATACAGGATGCCGAAAGGGTCCACACAACACAAACTCGCTTTCAAAGGAGCTACTATAATGACTAACCTCACAAGGTATACTACTGCGGATTTTTCTACCCTTCTTGATAAGATTACCCGTAATAGTATTGGAATGGATGAATACTTTGACCGCCTATTTAATCTTCATGAAACTACAACAAATTACCCACCTTATAACCTTATTCAGGTAAATAATGTTGAGTCGCATTTAGAAATTGCACTCGCAGGGTTTAAGAGGGAAGAAGTCAATGTGTTCACAGAGTATGGAAAACTTTTTGTCGAAGGACAAAAAGCAGACACTGAAACGGATCGGACGTTTGTCCACAAGGGAGTGGCTAGCAGAAGTTTTAAACGAGCGTGGACTCTATCCGACGACACCGAAGTTAGGGAGGTCACATTTGAGGACGGACTTCTACGGATCGTACTTGGGAAAATAGTTCCAGAACATCATGCTCGCAAAGATTATCTCTAAATATATTTGAATATCGTCGGCGCGAGGAGGACCTGGCAAAATCCAGGTTGACTCCTCCTTTTTTTTGTAGTAGAATGTTCATACGCAAAAGATAAAAAATGACCGTAAAACTTTTATTGTTGAAGTCGGGCGAAAATGTAATGACCGATATCCAAGAACTTTCTGTTGAAGGAAGAACTGTTGGATATTTACTTTGCCGTCCTTATATTGTAAATCTTGGAAAAAGTGAGGTTGCATCTGAAGATAATGTAGTGAGTCAAGTTCCAATTACTTTTTATCCGTACCTTCCTTTGTCAGATGATAAAGAAATTCCCATTCCCTCTGATTGGGTTGTAACGATTGTTGAACCTATAGGGCAAGTAAAAGAAATGTATGAAGAACGTATTAATCAGGTAACAAAAGATGGAGAACAAAGTGATTAAAATTATTGTACTTAATGAAAGTTTGGTTTTAATTAGTCAGATTGAAGAGGTTAGTGCTGATATTGGAGAACCAAATTGCAAATTGATTAAACCCTTTGTAGTAAATGCAAATAAAACACTAGAACCCTTCCTTCTTGTCTATACAAAACAAGATACATTTATGATGAGTTCGGATAAGATTCTGACACTTGCAGATCCAACATCAACTTTACTTGAAAAATATGAGGACTTGATTAAAGAATGACACAACGCTTCTATACTAATGTGCAGTTGATTGGAAACCAATTTTTGGTTCGTGGTGTAGAAAATGATAAAAGATTTGAGACCAGAGATGAGTTCTTTCCAACTCTCTTTGTAAAGACTAAAAAAGACTCTAAGTATAGAACATTATCGGGGGATTTGGTAGAACCAGTAAAACCTGGAAGTGTGCGAGATTGTCGTGAATTTTATAAAAAGTATGAAGGTGTAGATGGATTTGAAATCTATGGAAATGATAGGTATATCTATCAATACATCTCAGAAAAGTATCCTGAAGATGAAATTAAGTTTGATATCAGCAAAATTAAACTTGTAACTTTGGATATTGAGGTTGCTTCTGAGGAAGGATTTCCTGACGTGGAATCTTGTTCCGAAGAAATCCTTGCGATTACAATTCAGGACTATACGACTAAAAAGATTACTACTTGGGGAATTAAACCATTTAATAACAAACAAAAAAATGTAACATATCATCAATGTCCAAGTGAGTACGAACTTCTGAGTAACTTTATTAATTATTGGATGGTTGATGTTCCTGATGTTGTGACTGGATGGAATATTCAATTTTATGATATTCCTTACATTTGCAAACGACTTAATCGTGTTCTTGGTGAAAAACTAATGAAGAGATTCTCTAATTGGGGTCTTGTGACAGAGGGAGAAACTTACATTCAAGGAAGAAAGCACACTACTTTTGATGTTGGTGGATTGACTCAACTTGATTATCTTGACCTTTATAAAAAGTTTACTTATAAGAATCAAGAATCATATCGTCTCGATTATATTGCCGAAGTAGAACTTGGTCAGAAAAAACTGGACCACTCTGAGTTTGATACCTTTAAGGATTTCTATACTCAAGGATGGCAAAAGTTTATTGAGTACAACATTGTTGACGTAGAACTTGTTGATAGATTAGAAGACAAGATGAAATTGATTGAGTTGGCACTGACGATGGCATATGATGCTAAGGTAAACTATGCTGATGTGTTTTATCAAGTTCGTATGTGGGATAATATTATCTTCAATTATTTGAAGAAACGGAACATCGTTATTCCTCCGAAGAATAAATCTCAGAAAAATGAAAAATACGCTGGTGCTTACGTTAAGGAACCGATTCCAGGGAAGTATGATTGGGTTGTCTCTTTTGACCTTAACTCTCTTTATCCTCACCTCATTATGCAATATAATATTTCTCCAGAAACAATCCTCGAAGAAAAACATCCAACTTCAAATGTTGATCGGATACTTAATCAAGAAATAAATTTTGAATTGTATAAAGATTATGCGGTTTGTGCTAATGGTGCAATGTTCCGTAAAGATATCCGTGGATTTCTTCCTGAATTAATGGAGAAGATGTACCAGGATCGGGTTATCTTTAAAAAGAAGATGATTGATGCGAAAAAAGAATATGAAAAAACTAAAAATAAAGAACTAGTAAAAGAAATTGCTAGGTGCAATAATATTCAGATGGCAAAGAAAATTTCTTTGAACTCTGCTTATGGTGCCATCGGCAATCAGTATTTTCGTTACTATAAACTTGAAAATGCTGAGGCAATCACCTTATCTGGTCAGGTATCGATCCGTTGGATTGAGAATAAGATGAATACCTATCTAAACAAGATTCTTAAAACTGATGGAGTTGATTATGTTATTGCTTCAGATACTGATTCTATTTACCTTAATATGGGCCCTCTGGTTGAAACTGTATACAAGGGAAGAGAGAAAACTACTGAAAGCGTTGTTTCGTTCCTTGATAAGATCTGTGAAATGGAACTCGAAAAGTATATTGAAAGTTCTTACCAAGAACTGGCTGACTATGTGAATGCTTATGACCAGAAGATGCAAATGAAGCGTGAGAATATTGCTGATCGTGGAATTTGGACCGCCAAGAAACGTTACATTCTAAATGTCTGGGATAGTGAGGGAGTTCGTTATGAAGAACCCAAACTGAAGATTATGGGTATTGAAGCAATCAAGTCATCCACTCCAGCTCCTTGTCGTAAGATGATTAAAGATGCACTCAAAATAACGATGAGTGGAACGGAGGATGATGTAATTGATTTTATTGAGAATGCGAGAAAACAATTTAAATCTCTTCCTCCAGAGCAAATTTCATTCCCTCGTTCTGCCTCTGATGTTCAGAAGTACTCATCTTCATCGGACATTTATATAAAAGGAACTCCAATTCATATTCGGGGAGCACTCTTGTTTAATCATTATATTAAACAACACAAACTCACTCATAAGTATTCTTTAATTCAAAATGGTGAGAAGATTAAATTTGTTTATCTTAAAAAACCAAATAGCATTCATGAAAATATTATTTCCTTTATCCAAGAGTTTCCCAAGGAACTTAATATTGACAAATACATAGATTATGACTTACAATTTGAGAAAGCTTTTCTAGAACCATTCAAAATTATTCTTGATGTAATTGGATGGAATGTAGAAAAAACTGTAAACCTTGAACTCTTTTTTACCTGATGGACCTTCCTATTAATGATGAAGAACTGAATACAATTATCAAATCACTGACTCTTGGTGGTGATACCAAACTTTATCAAAAACTGAAACTTGTAAGTGAACTCCGTGAACAAGGACTTCCTTATAAAAAAATACTTCGTGAACAATACGGGATGGTTGCTTGATGGACTTTCTGAAAGAAATAGTAAAAGAAATTGGTGATGACTATACGAAACTAGCATCAGACATAGACGAGACAGAAACTTATGTTGACACGGGTTCGTATATTTTTAATGCACTGGTTTCAGGTAGTATATTTGGTGGTGTTTCTGGTAACAAAATTACTGCTATTGCTGGAGAGTCTTCTACTGGAAAGACTTTCTTTTCTCTCGCTGTGGTTAAGAATTTTCTTAATA